AGGTAGTGTTAGGCGTGTAACTGATCAAAGTACTGAAATATTTTTAGGACAAACATTTAAAGAACGTTCTAATATACATCCATTATTACCATTTGAAGGAGATGTAATACAAGAAGGAAGATGGGGTAATAGTATACGTTTTGGTTCAACTGTCAAAGATAAAAACATATGGTCATCAACTGGTACTAATGGCGACCCAATAATAATATTACGTAATGGGCAACCTAAATCAATATTAGGTTTAAATAAATATGGAATTGTAACTGATATAATTGATGAAGGGTGGATACCTATAACTGAAGATATAAATAAAGATTTATCTTCAATATATAGCACTAGTACACAAAAAATCCCATTAGATGCTTCAAGTACTAGTTATGTAAGTTATAAATCAGATTCACCAACTAATCCTAAAGAATATAAAGATAACCCACAAATTATACTAAATTCAGGACGATTAGTATTTAATACTACTCAAGATCATATATTATTAAGTTCTAAAAAAACAATTAATTTAAATGCTATAACATCAATCAATATTGATGCTCCAGATACTATAATCCAATCAACTAATGTATATTTAGGATCTAAAGATGCTACAGAACCTGTCTTATTAGGTGATACAACAGTTACTCTATTAAAAACATTGATACAAAATTTACAATCATTTATGCAAATATGTAGTACATTAGTTAGTACTCCTCCTGGTACTCCTTTGGGACCATTAAATGCTGTATCTTCTCAATTAATAACAACATTAAATCAAATAGACACTAATTTAGATAATACCAAATCAAAATATATTAAAACAGTGTAATGAAATCACCTTTAGATATAGAAAATATAAGAAAACAAGCTGCTGAACAGATTAAAAATGATTCTAATAAAATATTAGATGTAAATTTATCTTCTATTCAAAATGCTATCCCTAACTCATTAAAACCTCAAGGTAGTGCTAAATTGAGTAATTCTATAACATCTATAGGTAAAAAAATATATACTGTATTAACACCAATAGCTTTAAATATAGCTAAAGAATTAGGAACATCTATTGCTCAAGAACAATTAGGAAATTTAAAAGAAAAAATATTATCTAAAGATGGATGTCCTACTAATTCTAAATTATTAAAAATATTAGAACAACGTAATGCTTTAATATCACAATTAAATAAAATTAGTAAACAATTAGATACTTTAACTAAAGCCGTGACTGGTTTAAATACATTTCTTGAAGTAAGTCAAATTGCTATAGACGCTATAAAAACAAGCAAAACTATAATTTCAACTTCAGCTAAAGTATTTCCTGGTGGACAGGCAGGATTACCTGGATTTATAGCTTCATCTTTAAGTGATTTAGAAGACACAATAAACAAACTTCTATTTCAGAATGATGGCACACCTCGTTTACCTAAAATATCAGGTTCCATTGCTTCTGCTTCTTTATCTATATCAATAACTAATGGATATATACAAACTATAATAGCAATATTAACAGCAATAGACGCTAAAATCAAGCAGTGTAATCCAAATTTAGTATCTAGTATTAATCCTATAGATCCTAATTTAATATCAATTTCAATTCTTCAAACTAAAGCTGAACAAACCCAAAACCAAACAACATATGCTGGTTTTATAATAGAAATTGAAGAAATACCTTACACTCCAACAGTTAATCGCAAAAGAGCTGTGGGTAAGAATCAAAGTGGTATTAAATTAATAGAAACTGAATTATCATTCACAACTCAAAATGAATTATTAATAAATGAACTTAAATTAATAATTGATAGAGATAATTTAAAAGCTTATTAATTTCAATATTTATAACATATGGATATTACCAAATTTAAAAAAATCATCAAAGAATCAGTAAGAGAAGTAATTCAAGAAGAATTACGTGATATTTTATTAGAAGCTGTTAAAGCCCCTAAAGTTCCAATAGGAACAGGCGGATATGGTCAAGTTACAGAAACAATAATAAATCCAACTAAAACTCAACCTAAACAATTAACTCCTGCTGAACGTAGGGCTATGTTTGGAAATATACTTGAAGATATGCAGAGTGGAGGTATGGCAACAACAGAAAATATACCTTTTAGACCAACAGGACCAATTGACCCAGTCAATGGAAAATTACCTGAAGGTGAATTAGGATTAGATCAAATAATGGGATTAATGAATAAATAATGGCATTCGGAGCTAAAAAAATATTTCCAATTGATACTCAACCAGGTGTGGCGGTTGGAGTGAATCTTCCTTTTAATGCACCTAATGTATTTCAATCTACATATACTACTAAGGATGCTATCAAAAATAATCTCATTAATTATCTTTTAACAAATACTGATGAAGTACCTCTAAACCCAAATTTTGGAGCAAACATAAGAACATTTATTTTTGAACAAATAACATCAGGAAATTTAGAAGATTTAAAACAAGATATCCAATCTAAAATAAAACTATATTTTCCAAATGTTTTAATTCTATCTTTAGAACTCACCTCGGATGCAGATTATAATGAAGTAACAATGACTTTAAAATATAATATAATAGATACAGGAATATCAGATCAATTACAAATTAGCTTTCAATAATGGCCACTAATAATAACACAAAAAAAGACATAAAATATATAAATAAGGATTTTACTGAGTTAAAAGCTAGTTTAATAAACTATGCTCAAACTTATTTCCCTACAACATACAATGATTTCAGCCCTACATCTCCAGGTACTATGTTTATGGAGATGGCGGCTTACGTTGGGGATGTTTTATCTTTTTATCTTGATAATCAATTTCAAGAAAATTTCCTACAATATGCTCGCCAAACTAATAATTTATTTGAACTAGCATATATGTTTGGATATAAACCAAATGTAACACAAGTCGCAATAACTGAAATTGATTTTTACCAACAAGTTCCAAATACAGGAAATGATCCAGACTTTACTTATGCTTTATTCATACCAGCCAACTCAACAGTATCTTCCACTTTAACTAATGTATCAACTACATTTTTAATTGAAGATCCAGTAGATTTTACAGTATCTTCATCTCAAGATCCTACTGAAGTGACTGTGTATTCAATAAATAGTAGTGGTAATCCAACAAGTTATTTACTTAAGAAAAAGAGAAAAGCAATATCTGCTAATATAAGTACAACTTCATTTAGTTTTGGTAATCCCCAAAAATTTACTACAGTTAATTTAAATGATACTAATATAATAGGAATATTAGATGTATTTGACTCTAATGGGAACCAATGGTATGAAGTAGACCATCTAGGTCAAGAAATGATATATACTTCAATTAAAAATACTAATCCTAACGATCCTAATTATTATTTAGATCAAGGAAATGCACCATATCTTCTTAAACTTGAAAAACAACAACGTCGTTTTGTTACACGTTTCTTAAATTCAACCACACTTCAATTTCAATTTGGAGCAGGTACTGTAAATGATTCTGATGAAGTAATAACACCTAATCCAAACAATGTAGGTATAGGTTTACCATTTGAACAAACTAAACTTACTACTGCTTATTCACCATCTAATTTCTTATTTACTAAAACATATGGTATTGCTCCATCAAATACTACATTAACTGTTAGATATTTGACTGGTGGAGGAGTAACATCAAATGTAAATGCTAATGTTTTAAATAGATTAAATTCAACACCAACATTTTTAAATGCTAATTTAGATGCTGTTCTTGCTAATACTGCATTTAATTCATTAACAGTTACTAATCCTATAGCAGCTGATGGTGGGGGAGATGGAGATACAATTGAAGAAATTAGACAAAATTCAATGGCTAATTTTGCATCTCAACTTCGTAATGTAACACAAGATGATTACTTAGTAAGAGCATTATCGATGCCTGCCAAATATGGAGTGATATCTAAAGTCTATATCGAACCAACTAAACGTGATGCTTTATCCTCAGCTGGAGAATCTAATTCGGTACTAGATTTATATATTTTAAGTTACAACGCTGATAAAACATTACGAATTGCTTCTGATGCTCTTAAAACAAATTTAACAACATATCTGTCTCAATACAGAATGATTGGAGATGCTGTTAATATTAAAAATGGATTTATCATTAATATAGGTGTAAATTTTGAAATAATAATATTACCTAATTATAACAATAACGAAGTTTTAATTAAATGTATTGATGCTTTAAAAATATATTTCGCTATAGATAATTGGCAAATCAACCAACCAATCATATTAAGAGATTTATATATATTATTAGATAAAATACAAGGTGTACAAACTGTTAAAAATATTGAAATAACTAATTTAGTTGGTGAGAATTTAGGATATAGTAAATATGCTTATGATATAAAAGCAGCTACATCTTCAAATGTCGTATATCCTTCATTAGATCCATCAATATTTGAAGTGAAATATCCTAATCAAGATATACAAGGTAAAGTAGTTCCTTTATAATTTAATATGTATAAACATGGCTGTATATAAAATATTCCCAACCCAAGATGCTACTTTATACTCTATGTTTCCTGCTATGAATACAGGACTAGATGAAATAATTGAATCAACTCAAACACAAATAGCAACTGAAAATAATGGTAATCCACAAGTTAGTAGATTCTTAATTCAATTTTCACCAGATGAAATTGACGATATTTTAGAAAATAGAATAGGAACAAATTTACTAATGAATACATCTTCATGGACTGCCAATTTAAGATGTTTCATAGCTACTGAAACTGGATTAGCATTAAACACTCAAGTAGATTGTTATCCAATATATGGAACTTGGGGTATGGGTACAGGTAAGTATTTAGATGAACCTGAAATATCTAATGGAACTAGTTGGATATGGTTAGATTATTCTGGCTCAACCAGATGGACTACATCAGGATATCCACCATATGTTACAGGCTCATATAATTTAAATTATGCTCCAGCTGGTGGAGGGGCATGGTATACTGGTTCAGCATATCCTAACATATTAAATTCTAATACATATCCTATCACATCATCACAAATATTTAGTTATTCTAGTGATAAGGATATTAATATGAATGTTTCTAATATTATTAGAGCATGGTATACTGGAGCTATAGAAGACAATGGATTTATAGTTAAATTATCAAATTCTACTGAATTTGTAAATAATATAAATATCCAACCAGAACTTAAATTCTTCTCAGTAGATACACATACTATATACCCACCATGTTTAGAATTTAAATGGAGAGATTATACATGGAATACAGGTTCATCAACTCAAACTATATTAAATACATTACCCGCTGTAGTAACATTAAATCAAAATCCTGGTTTTTTCTATAATGGAAGTGTAAATAGATTTAGAGTTAATTCACGTCCTGAATATCCTGCTCAAACATGGGTTACATCTTCTATATATACTCAAAATTACTATTTACCTACAGCTTCATATTGGGCTATTAAGGATTTAGATACTAATGAGATGGTTATAGATTTTGATACTCAATTCACACAATTGAATGCAGATGCGTCTGGTAGTTATTTTGATCTATATATGAATGGTTTACAAACTGAAAGATATTATACAGTATTGATTAAAACAACTATCAATGGTTCTACTATAGTATATAATAATAATTATAGTTTTAAAATAATTAACGGGTAATGATCAAACTCCTCGACATATTAGAAAACAAAATCTTGGTTCCTAGACGCTCTCCTGAAGAACGCTCTAAGAATTACTTAATTACTACTCAAAAGAAAATCCAACAGTACATGAAGGATGGAGGGAAAGGTGATCTTGATTTAAGAAACGCTCCAATCACTTCACTCCCGGATGGATTAAAGGTTGGAGGTGGTTTATATTTAGGAAACACCC